GCTCCGAGAATAAGTTGGTTACGACCTCGGCTAATTTTTCGGCGTGCTTGTCTGTGCTCTCTTGTAGTATCGATTCACGCTTCGCCCACCAACCATCGTTAGACTTTAGCACCACGTCAAGGCGATCAATGTTGCGCTTGCGGATATCGTCAACGCTATCGACTGCTTTGGTTGACGTGACGGCTTCTGGTACGCCGCCCTTGCCTAAAATATTTCGTGCCGTTTGTTCGTCGATGGCAAAGCTCATCATGATAATGCTTAAAGCTGAATCAATAGTCAGCGTACCGGAGTTTACTTGAGAGACGATCTCAATCAAAGAGGATACTTGAGCACCATTTAAAGACTGTGTTGGGGTCGTAATAGCATTACCGGCAACGTCCGTAGGTAGTGCCGAAGCCGGAGCCGATTGTTGCGGAAACATAGGAGAGGAGCTTTGCAACTTCTCGCCACCTAGTATCGGATCGATCTCATACAACTCGGCACGTATCTCGTTAACCGAGTGCGTCGATAGCATCTTGGTCGCGAGGTCGGCGCGACTTAATTTATCGGCTTGCAATACTTCCACGTCCGACAAATCAAACTCAAGGAAGTAATCGTCTGGTAGCAAGGGTTTTAGCGTCTTGGTTAACGATTGTGCGATCATTTTCATGGAGCCTTTGATTGGCCCATTCCAGAAATTGCGCAGCGCAGTTTTATATTCCTCGGAGCCAAGGGAGCCGGAGTCGGCAAGCGATAGCTCGTGCTTGGGTATCTGCAAGAGGTTTATAATCGTCTCACGGTTTAATTCTAGGTATTCTTTTAACTGTTGATCTGCGAGCTTGTGTGAAGCGTCTTTTGCCGTCACACCTTTAGGCAAGATCATGTTCCGGCGCTGATTCGACCGGCCAGTGTGCGACGCCTCGAAAGATCGAAGGAGCCTCAGAACGTTATTCTCGTTTGCGCCTGCGTCCATCTCTAAGATCATTGAAGGCTGCGCGCCCTTCACATAATAATTATTTAAATATTCTGTCGAGTGCTTATTAAACAGAACCGACTTGCGGCCTGCGATGAAAGGAGACAAGCCCCAGATCATGCTCGACGGGTTCGGCCTGCGAACGTGGCACACTTGATTTGGTGGGATTGAAACCGAGGATTTAACCATAGGAAAATCTTCGCTGCTTCCCATGACGACGCGATAAGCCTTGATGCCGCCTGTGACGCCGGTTTCAGAATCAATTTGGATATTTTCAATTGGTATATGAATGATTTGACGCGAGGTGAAGGCCACCCAGTTGACGGCGTTACCCGTGCACATCAAGTCCATGACGAGGGAATACATCCACTGATAGTAAGTCTGATATTCATTCGGGTTCTCAAGCATTGCCTGGACGGCTGTGTCCTCGACGACTTCCGTGACCTTTTGCCCGCGTGCGTTAAGTGTCTTTTTCATAACCATGATGGGCTGTGCGGCGATCTTTGAGGCAATGCGGTCGCAACAAATAAACGGCCAGTCCTCGCCGAACATCAAGCCCTTCAAGGTATTGATAGACATTTGCGTGTTGAGTTCATTTTTCCAGACACCGTTATTCGCCGAGTCTGAATTAAGAATATCAAAGGACTTTTGCTCGCCAACGTTTAATACTCGCTCGTAGGCAAGTATAGGCGCTTTGCGTTTTTTCCGCACTATAGTATCGGGCATTCCTTGTCCCCTTTTTTAATCATCATAATCATCTATAATATTATTATAGTAATCACCCAATGTCGAGGTCGAGTTGCCCCTAGGTAAGTCCTCTAAAAATTTTACTTCAAGATTTCTATCACCGTACTGCAATGCGGCTTGGTTTGCAAGCATCAAGGCGCAAATGGTATCGTCGTGGCTGCCACTAGCCGCGTTATAGGACATTGATCCGGTAGCGTTGACCTTCACCTCGAATGAATCTAGCTCGCTGTGGAGGATATTCCACTTAGGGATGACGATAGTCTTTTGCTCAAACGCTGTCATGAGGCGGTTGACCATTTCACTTTTGCTTTGGTTGGTAAAGTTTATGCCAACGTAATTAAGATCCGTGAAAGCTAACTGATCGTCGATTGCCACGCCGACCCCCGTCTTGTCGTGATAAACCACTTCAACCTTTTTAAACTTGCGCGAAAAGCGTACCAAGTTTCTGATCGCCTCGGTATATGTCTTTCGGTGAAACCTCTCGAAGCCAACGACGCGAGATATGCCGTGCGTGATAGATATCGCAAAAAACACCGTCCAGTCGGTCATCTTAGCCCAATCGGCACCGATAACCACGTCGCATTCGTCGGCGTCCATGCGGAACCAATGTTGGTGCTCGCCAAAGAGGTCGATGTGTGTGCCGTCCATGCATTCCTGATACCCCGTGAACACGCTGCCGTCGTCCACGAACTCGGCGAGAAAGTATTGCCTGAACAACCTCGCAGGTAATTCCGCACGTGCCTCCTCGATCGACTGCCTCGGCACGAAAGGGTTGTCCGACGTAGGTGCGGTGATAAATATCTTGGTCGGCATTCTTTTCTCGAAGGTCGCCCGAGCCATTTCTTCCTTCGCTTCCATACATTTTCTGTAGAACCAATTCTTTCCGTACGGCGTCGAGATAAACAGCATCGGCCCTCGTGTCACTGTGCGCGTGGTTTTAGCAGACGCGTAAATATCCTCTTTCATTTTAGAAGCTTCGTCGAACACGTAACCAGCAACGGCTTGGCCCTCAAGAGACACAGGGTTTCCAGCGTGATGAAATTTGATCGACGAACGTATGTCTGGGATATATATTTCGAGGTTTCCTGCCGACGCCTTGGTGATAGGTTCCGGCGGTAGCATGTCCTTGCAGTAGTTGAACCCTATTTTCGTTTGCTCGTATATCGGCGCGACCCAGCGCCACAAGGCCCCTTGCTTCGACACGATGCCGTTGGCGATACCGGCGGCGGCTGAGATCGATTTACCAAATTTAGTGCCGGAGCAAACATAAATTTCTGTTATGCCTGGAATCATAAACGCACTCATTATTAAATTTTGTTTAACCGAGTGAGGTTTGGGTGGGCTAATTTGTATAATTTTCGATTCAGACATAAGATAAAGTAACATATCAGGAGGTGAGTATGAAATACTTTGATTTCGAAACGGCTGCCGCGCTGCGTGTTTTAGACTTCGACGATATGATGATCCTCGCCCTTCTTTACGACAGCCACACCGGCACACAGTGTAGTCAAATTTTAAACATCTCGCAGCCTGCCGTCTCGCAGCGGACGACGAAGATCGCGTCCATGTTGCCGTTTAAATTACTGCGACCCGAAGGCCGCGCTATCGCCCTAACGCCAGAAGGCCGAGTCTTAGCCTCGGCCTGTAAAGTTGCTATAAAGATTATTACTGAGTCAATTATGAGCTGAGTCCCAGATCTTACCGGCGATTGGTGGCGCAATATATTTGTCCATTCCGGACTCAACAAATCCAGATATCGGCCCGCAAACAAATGTTATTAGACCAAGTCCTGCGGTCGCTGCGCCACATGTTGCAGTCGCCGCCCAATAGCTGATCACTCCGGCGAGGCCATGGTGATCCCAACTAAAGCGCCCTGTTGGATGACCGGCAAAATGATCGACGTAATCTATTTTATCAAACGCCGATAAAGGATTTAGGACAATCGGCGTCGCGAAATTGATGATAAATAAATCATGCGTGTGAAAATACTGACACCAGAAGTCGCCGAGCTTGATATGAACCGCAACGTGGACTAGCTCCATCCAGATGTTCATGGGATCGTGCTGCCCGATTTCTTTATCCCCGTAGAAACGATTCTCGTAAAAGAATTTATAGTTTGCGTCATACTCGCTGGCAATTTTTGTGGCGTCAGCCTTGTAACCAAAATGATTCAAGGCGGCAACCGAGCGCTGAATTATCCGTGCGGTGGTTAAATCAAGTAACCGAGCCGATGGCAGGTCGTTAGGTGTGCCGATTGTTTCGGCAACCATGGCATTTATTTTGTCTCCTTTAACCAAATCCTTTTGGCGCTTATGCTCTTGTTTCATTTCAGTGGCGGTATAATTAAACTCTTCTCCAGCGTTGAAGTCTACTTGCTGAAGATCCTGTGCATAACCTGTGGATGAAATAAAAAATAGTAATAGAAACTTTAGCATGATCCGTCTCCTTTTATGTTGTCGAGTAGTTGCTGGAGCTTTGAAACGTCACCATTTTTCTTTGCCTCCTTGATCGCCAAAGAACAAGCCTCGGCAGCCTTCGGATCTTTTTTGCACATGTCATAAATCAGCCTCCCGAGTTGAATAAATACGCTTAGAACTTGAACCCATATCGGCATGACTCACCTCCCTTTGATGAATGGAAACAGTGCGCTCTCAAGAACAGTACAAATTTGTTCTTCCTTGCTCATGCTCAACCCCTCGCCAACGCCCGATATCATGAGTGCCGCGTGCGTTATTTCGTGCCATAAAATTACTCGCCACCCGTCTTGTCGCAGCAAAGATATTTGCATCTTGTCCGACTCAAACCGACCGAGTAAATCATGGCCGTCGAGCTGTAGTTTTTTAAAGACACGCACCTGGATCTTCACGCCTAGAACCGTGACGACGCGAGGTGGCCTTGTGCGGGATGGATCAAAAGGGTTAGCCACGTATCACCTTCCCTCGAAAGCAGGTGGTTCCGTCGTTGACTAGGATCATTTCAAGGTGCCCCTTGCCTTTAATAACCGTGACAACACCCATCGCCTGTTGCCACGTATTGGGACTAGGAAGGTGCGCCGTCTTGCTTGCAATAGATCCATGACCTAAGCTAGCGCTCCATATCTTACCGTTAGAGGCGACGCAAGCCCTATGGGAATGGCCCTGCAAGAATTTTACGCCGTAGCGGTCGAGGTTTGATTGCGCTAAATTCTTGTCAAAGTATTGCCCGTGATGGATATATACGTCACCGATCTTGCAACTGTCCCAAAATTTTAGCGGGTGCCAAACAAACTTAACTCCGCTCTTGGATCTTTCTTTCAACCGAAGAAGCTCGGGAACCGTCTTAACGATGTCGTGAATTTCTCGGCAATTCTTTGCTAGGAACCTTTTTAATCTTTCAGAATGGTTTCCTTCTAGCTGATGAAACGTGCTGCCTTTCTTCATAGCCTTTTGCCAGATATCAAGCTGCTCGTTATAAAGGTCGATCTCTCTTTTAAAGGTGTTGTCACTTGCAGGATCTTGCAGATAACTAGAAATGCTACCCGCATCCAAGGCGTCGCCAATTTGGCAAACGTGGTCAGGCCGTAACTGTTTAATGAGCTGTGTCGCTATTGAAATGTATTTAGGGTCATGGTGAGGATAGTGCAGGTCGCTCAAAACTAAGGCGGTTGCATTCATTGGCACCTCCAAAGGTTATTCCTTTAGTATACCCCCTGCCTCTTTTTTATCCAAAGCCTCGCCGTCAAGTATTGTTTGTATAAGTGAACCGTCTACAGAGAAGTCGGTTTTAAATATCGTGTGAGAACTCTTAACCTCCAATTGTTCCGTGACCTTGCCTATGGCGCGGTCGAGCAGCGCGTTCAGCCTCATATAGTCGCCGGACTGAAGCGCCTTAACATAAATTGAAGCAATGGTGCATTCGATCATCGGCGTGTCGTGACT